ATTTCGACCCAGGAAATGATTTCCCGAGCATGCAGCAGTGAGGAAGGGGCTACCTGACGAACCTTGACAATACTAACGTCTTGGCCGTCATAGTACTCCTTCCCACAAGACTCTCTGAACTTTCCAGTCCAGAAAGACTTGTGTTGATTCACTTTAAGACCAAAGTCCTCAAGTGAATGAATCACTGATTGCACATAGTCAACGGGGACGATAATATCGTCACCGAAGACACGCACCCGACCCGTAAAGGACTCAACGTCCTTACGGGTCAATGGCCGATTGAGCTCGTTCTCGATCCCAATGAAAACAATGGTTAGAAACACCATTGCCTCAATAGGGAAAGAAAGAGCTGAACCCATAGACGCGAACTTGGCCAACGGAATAACTCCGTGACCAGGCACACGAGCCTTCTGTGACCGACATGCGTCGATGACCTCAAACAAATGAGGAGTCAACGCCAACAGGTCACATACATGCCCGTAAGAGACACGATCGGAAGCTTCGCTAAGGTCTAGCGTAGCCAGCTCTCTGTTAGAAGAGCCTTCACAGGCCAGGCGCTGATTAGGCGTCTGATCCATGAAGCCGATAAAGGAATTGAGGAGGTTATCCCTCTCAACCTTTCTGTATATAACGTGGCGGACCGCCTGCTGTGCATATTGCATAGCAGTAGGCTCAACCGCGATAATACGGGGTGTCTTTTGCGTTTTAGGGACTGAGATTACCTTAACGGGAATCTCAGCCTCGGGTTCTAGGAAGTCCACGCCTTCCAGTGCCTCGTAATACGAGGGACTGGGGACGAGATGGTCAATCGAATGAAAGACCTTCTCGAGGCGCATGGGCCAGGTTTTTTGCACGTACTTACGGTTACCTTTAAGACCGTCAGCCGTTGCTCCTGGTCCATGACTCGGTATGAGCGCGTCTCCATTGACGAAACTTCTGTCAATGTCGACGAGCACACGCCCGAGCACGAGGTTAGATACGCGGACGAACTGCCGCCTTTGTTCGGCAGTCATCCTTGCATCGTTCTCGCGGACTTCCTGATCACATTGGACATAACCGCTCATCGCAGCACGTTCCCTCTTTTGGTTAGAAAGAAGGAACAACTTGCCATAAAGCAACGTCAATTGCCTTACTGCATGTATTGCTTCGATGTTTGGCCTGTCCAACAATCGACCAGTACCTGTGTCAAACACAAGCCCGAGGAAACCCTGTAGAAATACAGGGAGACCAGATTTCCACGAAAAACCTTGGAAATCCTGTCGGGTCAAACAGCCACGGTCAAGACTTCTTTCGAAGTCTTTTCCGAACTGCGGAAGAGATATCGTCAAAAACGCCATCCCCTCATCTTTGACACGCCACGCGACCGTTTTCTGGTCGCGGGTGGTGCTAATGCGACATCCTCTCGCCAAATCATCGGCGAGAGTATTCCAGAGTAACATCAGGCTTTTCATAAGCCCTCCTTATAGAGGTAGCTTATCCTGAGCCAGATGGCACCCGCTATTTGCGACACTCAACCAAAAAATGAGTGGCGCGAGGGCCAGGTAGACAACCCTGGCCCCCGCATGCAAATAACCACAACAAGGCGAAACCCGAGAAGGGTTCCGGACCTAAGACTCACCTCCAAGAAGCTTGGTGATGAGCAGGTCGGTAGTCGCCGTCATAGCGCCCTTAAGGCCGTTATAGACAGCGAGCTCCTCAGCGTTGGAGTATCCCACCGCCGGCAAGTCAAACACCAAGTAGGTAGACATACCCTGCTTGATGTTAACCGACGGCGTGAAGACATCCGCGCTGATCTTGTTGTGATCGAGACGCAGCACTCTCCTGGTCCTCTTCCCGATCTGGGACGAGGCCGAGAGTGTCACCAGCCCGTCGCTACTCGAATACGACGATGCGTACTGACCCACGCTAACGCGGGGCAGACTCACCGTCGCCGAAAGCGGCGCAGGGAAGGTGACAGACTGCGGATCGGCAAATGACATTGTGGCATTACTCCTATTTGGTGTTTTGGTCGTAGTACAACTACGGCCGCAGCTTGGTTAGACCAAGCGCAGCCAAAATGGACTGCTGGAAACCACTAAGGTTTCCATACTTCAGTCCAAATCCATAGGGGGATGCTCCTCGCCTTATCTTGGTCTCAGTGACCAAGGTTAGGTCTTGGACTGATACGGGGGATCCGTCGTTATAACGGGCCCCGATCAGACTGTAGGTATCTGAAACGATGGTATGTTCCATCTGATACCCCCAGAGCATCACGAGGCCATCCTGGTGAAAACTCGACCAATTGGAGATAACATCCCCAGCGTTCGAGAACCAGTCAATGGCCCAGCTCCACGGAGTAATCTGCCACAATACTGCTGGCGATGGTTCCAGGCCAATTTGCTTGGCCAAAATGGCGTAATCACGCAACTTCCCGGAAAGAAACGTCTCCGGAAAGAAGTAAGTGAAAGCGCCGCGGAACCAACGATGCTGAACTAACCGTCGTTCAGTCACCAGCACTCCGTTGGTACTCTTGCCTCGCGAATCACCGAACATATTCGAATAGCCGACCGCGGTATTAAACCACGGCTGCTGGTTCGATGCCAGTGAAGACGAAACGAGAGTACTAGTTGATGGGAAATCATAGGATCGACGAACGGTCTTCCCGATACCTTGCTTATAACGTTCGATAACGTCATGAGCATTGACGACAGTGCTAGCGAAGCTAGCAATGTCATTAGCGAGAGGAACGTAGCCAAACTGATAGTTAAGGTACTCACTACCTGCACTTTGTGCGGCGTGAGCCCCATCGCGCCATGTCGTACTCCCCATTACATGAGGGAGTCCTTCACGGTGCAACTCTGTCAGAGCGGCAGTCAATCCTGAGACCGGGTTCGTGGGCTTGACACGTGCAATACCCGTTGCGCCAATAGCATCTAGCTGTGAATTGCTAGATGTCATGGCTGGCGGGAATGTCACGTTGTTCGGGTTCACGGGGAGAATAGGGCCAGTATATCGGCAATATTTCCACGCTGGAGCGTCCAGGACTGAAGTCCAGCCATAGGACACCTTTTGGGTACCTATGGGAAGGAAGTACTTCTTCTGTGTGAAGAAGTCTCCTCCGACGTCCCCCTTCCCGACTTCTCTAGAAGAGAAGAAGGGATGCCCTTCCGACGTAGTAACCTGCGTCCCTGATGCCTTGAAAGCGAGAGGTCCGTTCTTGTTTCCTTGAACGGATGCTCCATTCTGTCCAGTTGGCTTGTTCCACTGAGAATACTCAGTGGCAAGCTTTTGGACAGCGAAGACCCTTCGACGTGTCGAAGGGCCTTTCGCTCTCTTGGGATCAGGCATCAATTGCTCCTATGGAATAATAGCGGTGTTTTTAAGGCCGCTAGGTGTTGC